GCAATTAATAATAATACAGCAAGTGGATCAAAAACAAATATAATAATTAATATTACCCAACGTACTGCTTCTTCAAGCATTGTATTGTCTGCTTGTTCGCCATATACAAATTCAGCTATATATTTGATTGGTCCTACTTCTGCTTCTAGTTTGCGGTATTCTGCTTCTAGTTTAATTTTTTCTTCTGTTAGTGTGTCAATTTCTGTGTTTGCAGATCTTATACGATTTTGCTGTTCGTCTATATCAGCTTCTAGTTCTTCTGCATTTGTCTTATCGCCAAGCTGGCTACGTAATCTTTCAATTAATACTTGTGACTGTGCAACCTGGGCTTCTGCACTTTCACGTAAACGCTGTATCTCATCTCTGGCTGTAGAAATCACAGGAGATTCTGTTTGGCGAACTTCGTCAATTTTACCTAACATTGTAAGTTCTCTGTCTTTCAAAGCAGGTATCTGTACTGTGCGAATATCTGATACAACTTCTGCTAACCTTACACGCTCTTCGTCTACTGTAACAGTTGCATCCTGTCTAATCTGCGATATTTCTAATTGTATTTGTGTGATGCGTGATCTTTGCGCTTCGACCCATTTAGCGAGAGCAGTTCTAGTGTTGCCGCCAAACAGCCCATCGCTTGTGACACCAATGATTGCCTGTCCTGCACGAATTTGTCCTTGTTCTGTTGATTGTAGTTGATTTGTTACACGTATGATCTCTTCCTCTATGTCAGCAATAGTCTTTGACAAAGGTTGAGTAGCACTTGTATCTGCTTCAAGTGTGCTAATTTTTTCTTCGTAATCTCTTGCACTTTGCTCTAAACGTAGTACCTCTGCTTGAATGCTAGTTAGCTGGTCTTCATACGGCTTAGTGCGCGAGGCATCATCTGATCTTGCTTCTGTTATAATTTTATTTTGTTGTTCAATTGCAGGTTGTATACGATCAAATGCTTTGTCAATACGCTCCTGCTCTTTATCTATTTGAGCTTGCAATGTAGCGTCAGCGCCGGTTTCACTGTTTTCCAATTGTGCCACACGTTTTTCTGCACGTTCTATTAAACCGTTTTGTCTTGCTATTTCGCTGTTTATACTTTCTACTCTAGCAACACTTTCTTCGCTTGCGCTAGTTTGTTCAATATGTGCTTTTGATAAAAAGCCAAAAATACCCATGCTTGTTATAAACATGAGCACAACCACAGCCACAGAAAGATAGCTCTTCAACCACCAAGTAGCTTTAGACCAATATTTGTGTAACCAAACTGCGGTAACTAGTTTTGCTATTTCAAGTGTGCCACCCATTATCATAATAGGTATAGCTGCTGCCGCGAAAATCGCTACGAGCCCCGCGACAGAGTAGTATATTGCAACTGCACTAATGCATAGAGCAGTAATTAAAGTAAGTATTCCGAAGATCATAATATATTTAACCCCATACGATCTTCAAATTATAGTGTAGTATTAATCTAACCATCTATAATATATATGATCGCCTATTCTGCCCACAAGTTGTAGAGAATTTGCCCAACGTGGATTTACATAATCAGCATGGTAGTGGGTTGCACCTTCTGTTATGCCACGGAAGTCTCCGTATGTCATCATCATATAAGCAGATTGCTGAGCACGTTTCCAAGCATCTGTGTCGTTTGGTGTATCTGATTTACCGTCACAATACCAACTGAATTGGCAACGATTCCTAATAGGCACAGGACTTCCATCTTTCCAGCTATGCTTGTGATCTCCTTGGTATACAACATTGCATACATTGCCAGGATATCTAGAATCTTGTACTCTATTTAAAACGACATCTGCCACAGCCATTTGATCAGCAAAGTTAGATCCCCTTGCTTCATAGTAAATATTTAGAGCTAGACAATATTCTTCTGGATATTTTTCTTTTGCATATAAGTCATCGCTTAATGCTACATTTGCTACATTGGCAAGAATAAGCATACAGAATGCTGTTATATAAAGTTTCATACTAACCTCGTTTAATTAGCGGCGCATCTTTGCGATGTCTTTTGCCTGGTTGGTGCCGCGCATGATTGGCACAGCATTTGACTTGTGCATTGTTGCAATGCCTACAATAAGATCACCTGTATACTTAGGATTTTCTTTTTTCGTAGCTACGCCTACACCGTCTCCATGACTAGGAATGTGTGCAGTAGAACGATAATTTACACTGGGCTTTGGAGCATACACATTAGTTGCGGGTTTTTGTTTCTTAGGTTTGTATTCCCCGCGAGTGTAAGCAATATACTCTTCTAAAGTGTCATATTGATTGGCGTGACAATTGATTCTGCGCATATGCTTGTTATGCTTTCGCCACTCTTGTTCTAGTCTAATACGTTGATTATCTGTAATCTTTTTTGCCTTACGTTTCTTATAATTAGTAGTTGTTAGGTAAGGACCTACCAGCGACATCGTCATAAAAAAACTCCTGCTATTGTTAAACTGTATAAACAGTATAGCAGGAGTTATAAATGTTGTCAACCTTTTTATTCATCTAAATTTAACGCTTGATGCCCCCATTCTTCCATTATAAACTCTCCGAACGCTTGTCCAAAGATCCACATAAATGTAAGAATAACAACTCCTACACATATAATAAGTGCCCAAACTAAAATTTTAATTATAATATGTTTGTTTTCTGTCCAGTGTGCTACTTTCTTGATCTTGTTCTTAACACCACCTAATAGGTAATTTCCTATGATAAAACGTACCAGCCGCATTACAATCAGTATTGGTGAACTAAGCACATCGAACAATATTAAGAACAGATCTACTGAAGCATCTACAATATTGTCTATATTACACCAATCGCGTATTTTCTGACCTAATCTGCGTACTCTTTCCTGACGCTTACGTTCCCGTTCGGCCAATTGTTCGTCTGATAGAAAAAACATCGATTACTCATTTCCCTTCCATAAGTTTAACTGCGGCATCATAATCTTCTTGAGCTATAATTCCCTCTCTCAACAACTTCTGTCTGTTGGCTAAATGCTTGATTGCAATCTCTTCTTTAGAGCCGCCAAAGTATGCAACTGCATGTCCTTCTTCAACCAGAATGTCAGTAAGCAATTTCCATGAATCTGTCTTATGATCGTAGCATTGAAAGTCACCTAATATACGTCCGTATTTGCCTTTCATGTCTTCGCCATTACGTGCAATTTGTGTTTTCAAAACTACATCCTTTTCAAGTAATTGTATTACTCGGGCCTTTGCGGCTTCACCAAATAGATCTTCAACTTTGTCTCTAGTTCTTGACTCAGGAGTATCTATACCCATAATTCGAACACGTTCGTTTGTCATCACAATACCGAAACCTAAATCTATATCTACATCTACTGTATCGCCGTCTATTACTTTGACAACTTTAGCTCTATACTCATACATTATGTTTCCCTCTATCTTCTAAGATGTCTATCAATACATTGGTTGCTGTGTCAGTAAAAAATCTAGGAGCAATGCTGTGAATGACTAAAGCTGGAACAAGAAGCTGTAACTTTACTGCTGTCTTTAACGCCTGTTGCATATGCTGTAGTCTTGTTTCGCCTTTTTCTTCTAGATGTAGTCTGCATTGTTTACTAAACATTATTTTGTTCCTTTGTATTATAGTAGTATTTATTTTATACGAGTCATAAAAAAAGGCCGCTACAAGCGACCTCTTAAAAATATTGTTAGCTTTTATTAGAAGTTAAATGTTGCCATCATTTTGACTTCGCCGCGTGTTTCTGCTTCTAAGTCATATGAAGTAACTGCTTCTAGTTCAACGCTGTCTGTTAAATTATAAGTAACACCAAAATCAATTACTGGTAGGTGATCTAATTCATCATCAAGAGTAATACGATTGTCGTTGTCCCAAACATTCAACTTTGTACCCATTGTGAAGTTAGCCATGCCAAAAGCATAACCTAGTTCTGGGTTAATTGTAAGTGTTGTTGACTCTGCATCTACTTGGTGCATTGCTACAACTTCTGTATCTAGAGAAACACCTGATGCTCCTAGATCAATAGCGGCTGCTGAAGTTGCTACTAAAGCGGCAGCTGTTGCAAGTACTAATGTACGCATTTATTTTCCTTTATTTTTGTTTTTTGTTGTGAGCGAGGGGCGGATGTAAGCTCACTATAATAGTTATATCGTTAATGACCAGTTTTATCTACTTTACTGGTAATTTACTCAAAGTTATTATATCTGTGTTATTTAAGTAACACTATCCGCCTGGAACAAAATACTTTGGACGATACCACTGCTTTTGATCATGTATACGACCAAGCAGTTGTTGTATCTCTGTCATTTCTTCATGGAGTTGTACGGATACATCACCTTGAGCAATAGCCAATCCTCTGCGTCCAGCTTTTGCTCTTAGTGCTGATTCTATAACTTCAATATCTCTTACAGAAAGCTCAAAGGTTTTGTTTGGTTTCATAGCTCAGCCAATAACGCTTTTAATTTTTTCTTTGATTTACCTTTTACTTTAGCTTTGGATACATCATTGTCTCCATCGCCTACAACTACAATACCAATCATACCCATTGACTTATGTGGAGTACACTGATATACATATACACCCGGCGTATCAAATGTCATTTCAACTTCTTTGCTGAGTTTTGATTTACGTGGTGCTTTCCATCCGTCTGGTCCTGCGATAAATTCTACGTTGTGTCCTTCTGATGTTGGTAGCCAAGTGATAGTGTCACCGACATCAATACGTGCAATGTCTTGTGAATAAACCATCTTTGCGCCATCGTCGCGCTTGTTTAACATGTCAATAGTTAGATCTTCTGCATGAGCAGTACCCATGCCAATTGCAATTAAAATTGCCGCTAATGTAAATCTCATTTGTTATCCTTTACGTTAAGATTCATAGGAGCGTACACACTCCCGTCATACTGCGAACCTGTTCTATTAGGCCCGTCTTCGACACCAAAATTACAACTTGCTACAGCTAAGAAAAAAGCGAGCGAGCCGTATAATGTGTATTTGGTCCAATTCATAAAACCTGTATAGGTTACTTCTGCTGTTTTTTGTGCTTGTGCTCTTGGATCACTCATGTTCGCCGCCGACACCTCTGCTGTTAATAATATTATCCTTAACAAACTTGTCTATGCTTTTTGGATTGTTTTCTGCTTGGCGGAACACTGTTGCTGTAAGTGTAATGCCTGTAATCAAACAAACATGAAACATTGCACTAATTCCAAATGCAAGATAACTGCCTACCATTACTGCAAAGATACCTGACCACACAAAGAATAGACATTGAAATATCATATGTCCTACCATAGGGTCCAAATTGCGTAGTGGTGATTTTTCAACAGTCATTACGCTGTCCCACATTTCACGTGGCATAGCAAACAGTGCTGAGATAGTTGTTGCCCATCCAATGGGCTTTGTTGGAGTAGTCATAACATTCCTTTCTGTATGTGTGTATAATATATAGCACGTTTAATAATGAAAGTCAAGTATTATAACTGCGTTAAAGTGTAGCAGTAGCCCGTTCTGTTGCTAGGTGGAGCCATACCCCCTGTGGTTACGCCGCTAGGGCGAACTCAGATGGTGCAAAGTTATCGTTTGCAATTATAGTTTTTGTTCGCGTTAACCGAGCTTACATCCGGACAACTCCACTCGCCTAATAAACACCTGTCGATCCTAATTTCAGCCCCATCATAATTACTCTATGCCGTAAAATTTGTAGCTTTACGCTACAAAGTAATTATGGTGGAGCTGTTGGGATTCGCACCCAAGTCCAGTATATTGTTGAGCTTGCTTCAACGTTGCAGTATATTTATAACACAACAAAAATTAAATGTCAACCTCTATTTCAATAGTGGCTGTTTGTTCGCCTTTCTTTTTAAGTCTGCAGAGTTCTGGGTCTTCGCCTATACAATAGAAATACAAAATACAAATAATATTTGTTAGTATCCGTTTATAGTAGTGAGAGAATGTACAACACTGATAAACAAGTAACTAATTCAATTTTTTCAAATATAGTCATAGTCATCTCCTTAAAACCACCCTAAGGATTTTGCGTTGCCTGCTATAATCATTAAACATGTTACAACATGCAAAACTATCCAAAAGGTACGAAAAGCCAAAGCTCGCCTAACATCTTTTTGTTTGATAGGTAGAAACTCTGGCTTGTCATCATCCGTAATGCCTATTGGCATACCAACAGTTCTAGCCCAAACTTTAAGCCATCGCCGTTGACCACTCATTACATTGAGTTCTTCTTTTCTTGGATTTCTTTTCTGCGCTCTTTAGAAAGCTTACCTAGATCACCTAGTGCTTTCCTTGCTCTTGTAGCCGCAGCTTTTACACCTTTGCCTTCAAAAGTTTCGTGTTCTGCAAGGTATTGGTTAAATGCTTGAACAATTTGTTCATGTTGTGTCTGTTCACTCATAATTTATTCTCCTATAATATGATTATACAGTTCTTTCCAGCCGACTACCTTAGTCATACCTTCTGGAATTTCTTCGTGCATGTTATATCCATGCTCAATTAGAATTGCAGTAAGACCTAAATTATGTCCACATACTGCATTCTTTAGCTTGTCTTCGATCCAGTACAATCCTGAATCTCTATAATACTCTAATGCTTCGTCTTTATCTGCACCAGTGTCTAAACAAACTAAATCATCAATAGCTGTTTCACCAAACAGCTTTTGTAGATTCATCAATCTCAGTTTATAAGCATTTTCGTCTGTGCTCATGCTTGTAATACAACGGAAAACATATCCGTGTTCTTCATGTAATCTTTTTACATAGTATACAGCATCTCGTAGAGCTGGTAAAAATCCCATTGCAGCACTTTCATTGAACTGCTTTACAAGTTTATGCCCGATATTATTAGAATCTAAGTCAAATCTCTTTGCAATATCATATTGCAGATTTGCTCCATCGCTTTGTGTGTGTCCATGTTGTTCCATCCAACATGTAAAAGCGTATTCCCAATTTAACAGAACTCCGTCTACGTCTGTCAAAATTACTTTATTGTGATATTTTTTCATATGCCTCTTTTGCCTATTATGTTAATTTATGTCTTATTATACAGTCAAATAAAGTAGTTGTCAACCATTTTATTCATTATGTTCTGTATCGTCTGAACCTACTATGATTTTTGCCTTGTATATGCCGTCGCGACCTACTTGATCGTCTACTCTTGCCTCTAATTTTCCATTTACTTCTACTGTACCGCTACCTGTCATAATATAATCTTTATGGCCGCAGTCAGTTTCTACACAATCACCTACTCTTGCCACAGGCTTTCCATTTATTTCAGAATCAGGACTGCCTGTAATTATTCTTCCTTTTGTAGGAAAAGGCTCATTATGATCTGGATGATAGCAAATACCGTCGGTTTGATCGTTTAATCTTGCACTGGGTTTTCCGCTCATTATGTATTAATTCTCTGGCCGCTAGTGATATCAGGAGTGATATCTGGAAGTGTCGGTGGTTCTGCTCTTGCAATTAACGTTTCCGACTCTGGAAATGCAGTGCTGCAAGCAGGTATAATATCTTCACGAGCGGACGACATTAGGCTTGTTCCTGCTTCTGCAAAAGTTTTCGCAATATTTGCCGCACCTGTAGCATTATTACTTGTTAAAACAGCAGTAACTTTCTTAAAGTCAAACTCTGCCTTTTCTTTGTCATTTTTTGCAACTGTTATTTCTTTTGTCACATCTACTGTAACAGCATCTGCTAATTTCTTAGCCGCTACCTTGTCTTTGTCAAATCCACCTAGTCCTGCTGTAGCTTTTGTTTTTTCTTTTTGATCTCTTTCTACCACTGTCTGAAATGGTTCTATTGCTTCAAAATGTGCCTTAGTTGCTCTTTCGTATGCGTCAGCACCTGCAATTAGATCAGTCAAAGGCTCCATTGGACCTAATGATATTTGTCTGTCGCCTACTGTAATTTGTTTAACTTTAGGTGGTTCTTGGAATACAGGCATTGCACTAGGTTTAGCGTTCTCTACATCTAGGGGAGGCTGTCTTAGTCCTGTTACATTGTTTATGACATTGTACGCAGATTCTACATCAACTCCTGATCCAGTTTTTCTTCGCCAAGCTTCTTCCCATTCATTTACTGGTATCCAGTCAGTACCTGCAACAATAAACAGTTCGCCTAAAGCTACATCTTGACTTCGTCTAAAGTTATTGATACGTATTAGTCTTTCATTTTTGTATATACCAGCCCTAAAATCGGCTGTAGCCCTTTCTTCTGTATCATACGTAAGGACACCGTCGGTAGCTATAAAAGGTTGTACTCCATTTGATCCTATATCATCTTCGGCGGCTTCGTCTGCTATTTCTTCGGCAGTTTTTTCTTGTGCTAGAAATAAGTCAACATTTGAATCAAACGTACCAGAAAACGCATTTGTCTTGTCATTTTTATATTCAAAGAAAATTCTATAGGCAAATTGGCCTGCAAAAAAGACAGATTGTAGTTTAGAAACTTTAAGGTAATCATGATGATAACTGCCGGATACTGAAATGCCTGATGCAGTAGAAACCCAAATATCATCATCTACATCCTTTTGAGGTCCCCAATAGTCACCTTGTATTTCTTTCCAAGGCAAATAATCTACGCTCTCAACATCACCAGCATCTAAATATCCAAAGTAATAACCTGTTGGACTGTAGATTCTCATAGGACCGAATGATTCATCTTTCGATATAGTGTTGTGCGAGGTAGGATACCCTTGATCTTCGTCATGGTA